CAATAGTACTAACGCAGGAGGAGTATCAGGATTGGCTAGTCCATCCAGCAACGAAATGCCTGTTCAAGGCCCTAAATAACGACAGGGAGTTCTTAAAAGAACAACTTGTTAGGGGTCACATAGAAAACGAACAAGAAGCAAAAGGTAGATGTAGTGCAGTTTTAAATATCCTAAACATCGGATATGAAGACTTAGTAGAAGGAGCAAGAGATGACAACAAATACTAGTGGGATTAATCCCGTTGGTCATAGACTATTAGTACTACCAGAGGAAGTAGAAGAAGTAACCGAAAGTGGTATTATAGTTACAGTAGGTGGTCAAAAGGATAGAGAGCAACTTGCTCAAATCCGAGGTACAGTGGTAGCGATGGGTACAACAGCTTATGCCGATCAAAAAGATCCTTGGTGTAAAGTTGGAGACTTCATTACCTTTGGTAAATATTCTGGACTTATCTATAAAGGTGAAGAGACCAAAGATGGTAAAGAGTATCGAGTGATTAACGATTTAGACGTTGTGGCAACACACGAGAAGGAATAAAGATGAGTGAAGAACAAGAAGTACAAGACTCAAATGTCGAAGCTCCTGCAGATAACACTGTAGAAAAAGAAGCTCGATTATTTGGCTGGGTTCCTAAAGAAGAGTTTAGAGGTTCTGAAACAGATTGGGTAGACGCTGATACTTTTGTTAAGCGTGGTAAAGAAATTAACCCTATCCTTCGTAAGAACAACGAACTCTTAATGAAGAAGCTAGATGAAAAAGCTAAAGAGATTGATGACATCAAAGCATCAGTTGAAGAGTTTAAGAAGTTTCAGAAAGATGCTTTTGAAAAGAAGAAAGCAGAACTTGAAACTGAACTAGCAACATTAAAGGCTCAGAAAAAAGAAGCAATAGCTGAGGGCAATGGAGATCTAGCTGTAGAACTAGATGATCGTATTGACGAACTAAAAGAAGCACAACGGGAAGCAAAGGAAGAAGCGAAAGCTCCTCCTCCATCTACACCCACAGTACAAACTGATCCTGAGATATCAGCATGGCTAGAACGTAATACATGGTTCGGTCAAGCTGGTAATGAAGAGATGACAGATGTGTCAAATGGTTTGGGTGCTTCTATAAGAAAGCAATTCCCTCAACTAACTGGTCGTGCATTTTTAGACAAGTTGGATGAACGTATTGCTCAATACTTCCCAGAGAAAACTTCTCTAGGTAAGAAACAAAAGGGTAGTGCTGTTGATTCAACAGGAAATGTAAGGTCTGGGGGCGGAAGTGGTAAGAAGACTTATGACAACTTACCATCAGAAGCAAAAGCGGCTTGCGATAAATTTGTTAAACAAGGTTTATTCAAATCTAAGCAAGAATATGTAGACTTGTACGACTGGGAATAAAAGGAGATAGATATGCCAGAAGCATTAACATTAGAAGAAAAAAAAGAGAAAGCATTAGAGAAACAAGTTCGTAACAATTCTGAACGTCCTACACAAGAACGTAAAAGAAATGTCTTTAACGGTACACAAGGTAAGTTAACTGTAAACTATACTATTGAAGGCTACCACCTTCATGGTTTTAACGATGAAAATGGTAGAATACAGGATGCTCTTGATGGAGGTTATGAATTTGTCTCACCTGAGGAAGTTGGCGGTGTTAAAGAGAACGTAGTGTCTAGAAACACTGATCTAGGAGATAAGGTAAGATGGTTAGTAGGAAGAACTGCCGATGGTGGTCCTTTATATTGCTACTTGATGAAAATTAAGCAAGAGTGGTATGACGAAGATCAGGCAGCCCTACAAACTAAAAACAACTTAATTGATGAAGCTATTCGTAAAGGTAGAAATACCAAAGAAGGCACTTCTGCAGAGGGTTTTTATGCACCTCGAGAAGGCATCAATTACAAAACTTAAATTAATAACCAAAGGAGTTTTTAAATGGCGAACATCAATCGTCCTAAGGGCCTTAGCCCAGTACAAAACACTGACGGTTCACCATACAGCCAAGGTGCTACGTTATTTGCAGTTGCAAGTGACGCTTCAAACACTTATGCTATTGGTGATATCGTTGCAGCAGCAGCAGGTGGTGACGCTAATGGCGTTCCATATGTAACAAAATGGTCAGGTACAGTAGCAGCTAACAATTTACCAGTTGGTGTTATTGTTGGTATTCGTGTTGCTGATCCTGGTACTTCATTAGTTGGTAACTCACTCTCATTAGAGAAAACTTACCTTCCATTGAACGCAGGTACACATTACCTTTACGTTGTTACAGACCCAATGACATACTTCACTGTTCAAGGTGACTCAACTGTTTGGGCTGCTTCTAACTTAAACAATAACGTAAACGTAACTATCACAGCTAACCAAACTACTCTTGGCAATGGTGCTCCATTCTCAAATACAGTAGCAACTGGTCCAGCAACAACAAACAGCTTACCATTACAAATCGTGGGTATCAATTCACGTCCTGATAATGCGTTAGGTGCTTATTGTGAATTAGTAGTTCGTTGGAATGTTCATGCCTATATCGGTCAAGCAACTGGCCGTACTGGTGTTTAATAACTAAGGAGATCTAAAATGGCGGGTTTAATTACCACAGCATCACATCCTAAGGCTCTTTGGCCAGGGATCAAACAATGGTGGGGTCAAGTTTATGATGAGCATCCAGTAGAATATACTGATCTTTTCGATTCTGAAACTTCAACACAAAACTATGAAGAAGATGTACAACTTACTGGCTTCGGTTTAGCTCCACAAAAACCTGAAGGTAGTGGTGTTATCTATGATTCAGAAATTCAAGGCTTCACAACACGTTACACACACATTGCTTATGCTCTTGGTTACATTGTAACTAAAGAAGAGTTAGATGATAACTTATATGAGCAAGTATCTCGTAAACGTGCTGCAGCTTTAGCTATGTCTTTCCGTCAAACGAAAGAAAACGTAGCAGCTAACGTATACAACAGAGCATTCAGCAATACATATGCTGGTGGCGATGCAGTATCATTAGCAAATACAGCACACCCAAATACATCAGGTGGTACATGGGCTAACCGTCCAACAGTTGATGTAGATTTCTCTGAAGCAGCTCTAGAAGATGCTATCATTGCAATCATGGGTCTACAAAATGACCGTGGTCTCTTAATCAACATTATGCCTAAGACATTGATTATCCCACGTCAACAAGTATTCAATGCACAACGTGTATTGCATTCTTCATACCAAACTGGTAATGCTAACAATGATATTAACGTAATTAAATCTGGTAACTATTTACCAGGTGGTTTCAAAGTTAATCATTACTTAACATCACCAAACGCATGGTTCATCCGTAACTCTATCCCTGGTAAAACAGGTATGAAGTACTATGAACGTGTTGGTATGATGTTTGACCAAGACAATGACTTTGACACAATGAATGCTAAGGCAAAAGGCTACGAAAGATATTCTTTCGGTTGGTCTGATCCAAGAGCAATCTGGGGTGTTAACGGTCCTTAATCGGGACGTCACTGAGTGGTGGGAGGGGATAAAGTCCCTCCCCAGCTCTTATTAGGAGACTCAAATGGGTTTTGAACACGAAAGAGAAAAGGGCAAACGCCCTGATACAACTGTCCCTAAAAAGGGATTTAAGAACTAAATTTATTAACGCTCTAATGACGCTTTTAATTAAGCGTTGCTAAGCAACGTCAAAGGAGAATTATATGTCAGCACCATCAAGACTTCTAAGTGGAGTATCTACAGCTTATTCTGGCGAGACACTTTACTCATTTCCATTTCCAGATCCGTTTCACACTGGAAGTACACAAAACTTAGGTAGCTCAGTTTACACTAACGATTTTAACACACTTATCGGTACAGATTACACTGTAACTGGTTCATCATCAACATTTGCATTATCTAACTCAGTAGTTGGTGGTGCAGCAGTATTAACACCAGGTGGTACTACAACAGCATCATCTGCTTACAAGAACGGTACATTCTTCCAATTCCAAGCTGGTAACAGAGCATGGTATTCAACAAGAGTTCAAGTATCTGCAGTAGCAGGTAACGTATCATTTTATGTAGGTTTACAAAATGGTTCAGCAGCTACTGACGGTTTATGGTTTTCTAAAGCAGCATCTTCAACATCAATCAACTTAGTATCAACAGTAGGTTCTACAGCTACAACTTTAGTAACTGGTGTAGCAACAGCTGCAGCAGCTACATGGGTTGACTTAGGTTTATACTTTGATGGTACAGATATTAAAGTGTTTGCTAACAATGTTAACGTAGCTCGTGTTACTGCTCCTACTATTGGATCATCAAGCACTACATTAACTAATGCTTTATTAAGCCCAGTGTTCCAAATTACTCCAACAGCTACTGATACTTTAACTACAGACTTTGTTTTAGTTGCTCAAGAACTTTCACGATAATAGGGGATAAGAATGGCTAATACATCAAACATACAGATTATTTCAGATGGTCCTAAAACTACTATTCTGAAATTAACTGGTAATGCAAATACGGCCGACTTTACTTCTGCAACTTTAGTAGATCCAGCAGCTCGTTCAACAGTTGATCCAACAGGATCTAACTATTTAAAAGCTGGTTGGTACACAATCGAAAAGATTATCCACAATATTGAAGACGGTATTGTGGTTAACTTAGTCTGGGATGATAGCTCAGGTACTACAGTTATTGAACAATTAGCGGGTCGAGGTAAAGCTGATTAT